AGTGACCTTTCGACTGGTTCTTCACTAGCGAAAGGAAATTCAATTACACGATCTTTTTTATCAGATCTAACAAAAGATGTAATGTGCGCTCTCTTTTGACGCTCATTTGTAATGTCAGAAGTTGTTTCGGTTGAAGGTTCAACTACAAGCTTTTCAACTTCTTCTACTGTCGGTTCGGCTACCGCAGCAGAACGAGACGATTCAAAACCTTTTGGTTTATCTTTAAAAGCTTTCCTTTTTGCTGAATTTTTACCCCGCATAGTTTTGTTTACAAACAATTAAATTCTATTCTAATTCTTCTTGTTGAGAATTACTTGAAGAATTAGTTTCCGCAGAATTAGAAGATGTTTGCATATTACCGTTTTCTGAAACTTTAGAAGGATCAGTATCTAAAACAATTCCCAGTTCTTTAAGAACATCAATTTCATGTTTTCTCTGTCTCATTTGCTCATCGAAATCACCGCCATGCAATGCGACAACTTGAGATAAGGTCATCACCCCACTTCGTACTAATGACTTGTAAGCAGCCGCCTCTTTCTGAGGATCAACGAATTGAGCAGAAGGTGGAATCCATTTGCATTCTTCATATCTCTCAGGATCAGTATCGTAGCCAGGAAGATCTAACTCACCTGACATAACAGCCATTTCCATCCATTTGCTATAGACCTCTTCACATAACGTTTCGATCATGTATTTCTGCAAGGTTCGATAATGCGCCCTTGTCTCTAACAGCTCTAAACGCGATGAACTGTAATTTGACTGAGAAAAATCAGAACTAACTTGCGTGTAAGAACAACCTAAACCTGCTGCAACAGCACGAAGCATCTGCTGAACGAACGGAGTAAAGGAATCATCTGGTCTGTTTGGGCTGAAGAATTGTAAGTCTTCCCCTGGCGCAAGTCTTCTAATTGAACCTGGTGAAAAGTCGAGTACAGCTTCTTGAGATTGAACACCATCTTCAAATAACTCTTGATCTGGTGTTTTAACAAAGCCCATCATGCTGGCAGTAGCACGAGCAGCGACAATTTCACTTTCTTCATACCCACTTAAATTATGCAAACGTGTAATTGCAGAAGCAAAAGCACTCATTCCACGGGTCTGCCCTGGTCTATCGACGATATAAAGATGAATAACATCTTCTGCTGGGATACGAATCCTCTTCTTTAACTTTTGAGGATTAGCAGCAAACTGATAATCACCTGGGTGGTAATCAAAGAAATGATAAGCAACAGGTCGTTGCCATTTATTTACTTCTATCCCCATCCGCACTTCATTTCCATTTATTTGCTTATCGTTGTATCCGTCATCAAGTAAATCAGCCTCAATAATTTCTAAACCTAATGGGATCTTGCTGCCACCAAACGATTGCCTAACTAATCGAATAAAGCATTCCCCTGATTCAAGCATTGCTGTAAGAGCTAAACCTTGAATATCTCCCCAAGACAAACGACCACCAGCATGGCAATGTTTTGCCTTAGACCATCTTTTAAATTTCAACTCAATATCTTGGTTATATTCTTCTGCTAGTCGATCAGCTCTTTTCATTTTTACTTGAGCTTGATTTTTGATCCCTGTCCCAACAACGTTATTCCTAATTGCTCTTAATCCTGCCCTTGCATGGTCACTATTTCTAATTAATTCCCTTGCAGAATTACGAACTACTTTCAAGCTATTTTTAACTTCAGTGTCTGCTGAACTAGCAGGTCTAAGCCAATCTGATGTTAAACGAGAGTTTTGAGCAGCATCATAAGCGCGTTTTAGACGAACATTGCGCGTTTTAGCGTCTTTTAACTGCTTTTTAAGGCCATTTATACGACCAAAACCTAAAATAGCCATTATACGAACCTCACTTTAGCGATGCCTGGATTTCCTAATCCTTGACGCATCCTTTCTTTTCTTTCTTCCATATTTATCTCGTTTTGCAGAGTTTCCTTTAATTGCAATAATTCAGACATTTTATAACGTCTTAAGCTTCTCCCTCCAATTGAATATTCCTGAACTAATCCCCCTTTTGACAAAGTATCAATAGCTTCATCTACATAACCTAAGGTAATTTCTGCCGCCGAACGATTGTCATAAGCATTAACGGTGCCCGAATAAGAAGCTGTTGTCCTTACCGTAAATTCTCCTCTTCCTCCTGTATATGTTCCTTCTGTTCCATCTGTTTTTGTTGCAACAATTTCCCATGTCCAAGATCCAGAGACAAAGGTGGCGGTGGTAGCTGCTGGAACAGTAATTCTCCAACCACTTCCCTCTGTTGCACCTGTTATCGTCGCGCCCAGAGCTGCTCTAGTTCTTGCGTACCATTTAACAGTAAAAGCAATGTTTGAAACATCGATATCTGGATGTTCGCTCCACGAAGGAACATCAAAGGAAAGAGTGTTGCCCGTGTAAACAAGATCAGGGACAAGAATGACAGGATAGGTAATCACCAGTTAGATACGAATGAAGTACTTTTAGGCTTGAAAACTCTTCTTTGAGGAGGTCTATAAACAGATTCTACTGGTTTTTCATCAATTAAATCGTTTTTTCCTGCATCTCTTAAAATCTGATCTCGTCGAGCTTCGAGTTGATTCCAAACAGTTCGACGATCATATATTTGATACAAACGCTGTAAAGCAGCATAGGCATACACCATTTCATCGAGTGCTTCATTTCTTGCACCACTCTTTTTCATCCATACACGTTCAGCTTGATATCCGTTTTTCATTTTTCTTACCTCCCTTTCTGCTGTTAACTCGTCAAAGTAATCATTAGTAATTGTTGGATAAAAATGCAGGAAACCTTTTCCTGGTTCTGCCTCTTTCAACCTGCGATGTAGATGCGTTTTTATCTTGTTAACAGAGACAGAAAAGAGAAATAAACTCCTTTTTAAGCTTTTTCCAACGGAATTAGTCTCTATTTTGTTTGGTTTACCTAGAAAAACATCAGTTTTTAACTTCGCAACACCTTTAATCGGGATGACACCCATATTTATACGATCTTTTGCGTAGCGATACACCTCATCTGTGAAATGGCCTCCAGTATCTATCGCTGCTATGTGAATCTTTAACTCTATACCTTCTTCATTTGTATAAGGAGAAGAAAGAATCTCATCTAACTGATTCCAAACATCCATACGAGAAGGTGCTCCGTAAATCTTGACTCGATCAATTAGAAACATTTCTTCATGTCTTCCTACCCCCCAGACCGACAAACTTAAACGATCATCTTGCGTATCTATTCCAGCGAAAAGAATTAATACTTCCTTGGGTGGTATGCCTTGCTTATAAGTCTCAGAAGCAGCTCGTTCCATTAACGCATTTGCTCCTATTTTTGCCTCGTATTCGTCTTGCCATACTTCTCCCAACACTGTGTTGATATAGGTGCGGAGTTGTTCAGGATTATCTTTTGACGCAAGCCATTCTTCCACCAGATTTGACCAAGTTGCATTAGGGCTGTAACTGTAAGCAGCCCAAATGTGAAAGCCAACGTGTTTAGCTTTGCCCTCCGCAGTCGGTCTCCATTCTCCACGTTCAACCATCCATCGTTTTTTACTGTGAGGAATTAAAGTGCCGCAGGATTCACACGCATAACAAGCAGTATCAGGATCGTTATCGACCCATTTCATGTTGTCCCATCTCAGATATTGAGAATGATTGCATTCTGGACAGGGAACAAAATATCTCTGCTGATTAGTGTCTTTGAAAAGTCGTTCGATTCTGCTGAAGTCTTCAACAGTTGGAGTGCTACCTGCAACGATTTTCCTGTTCCAATAATACTCTGTTCTGCGAATACCGAGTTTAATTTGATCTCCTTCTGTACCAGCAGAAGGTGGATACCCATCTGTCTCATCAAATAAAACCACTCGCCTTGAAACCATCCTGAAGCCTCGAGCCGAGTTGGATCCGACTAATTGAAGCGTTCCTCCAGGGAAGTTTTTCTTTAACAGGGTGTTATCTCCATCTTTCGCTCTTGGATTACTAACTAACCCCTGTAAACAAGGCGTATCCCTAAGCATCGGCGCGATCTCATCCTTACTGTAAGACTGACAGTCATCTAGCGTTGGCTGACAAAGCATGATGGGACAAGGGTCTTGATGGATGTGATACGCGATCAAATGATTCAAAATCTTTGTATATCCAACACGAGCAGATTTCATTACTGTGACTTGCTCAATATTTGGATCAGTAATCGCATCCATGATTCCCTTTTGATAAGGAAGTGTCCTCCATCTACCACCTTCAGCAGAAGATTCAGCACTTAAAAAAGCATTACGATCTGCCCACTCACTAAGAGTTAATTTCTCAGGAGGTCGAAAAGCTTCTAATCCTAGACCTACAAGTTCAGCAATACTGGTCATGCAGTCTCCAGCTCGGAAGACGCAAGATCCTCTAATGACTCTCTGACAATATCTTCTAAACAAGTCATAGCACTTGTATCTAAATCAGGTATTCGTTGTTTTGCTTTTGATGGGATACCTAATACTTTCGTTCTTGCTAAAGAGATAATCTGCGCCCATGAACTTTTAACTTCTGCTGCTGAAACTAATACTTTTTCTCGTTCTTCAACATCAATTTCTGCCAATCTTGCCATCATTGCTTCACGCTTAGATCGACTTGTATTGAAATCAGGGATTTCATCTGTATTAGTCGTTTTACGGTTATCACCTTCTACATTCTTCAAATTAGATACATGAGGAACCATATTTGTCTCCCACAACCTCAAAGCTTCGTCTTTGTTAAGCACATCTTTTCCATTGACATTAACAATTGCTCCGTTTAAAATACCAGCCCTCTTTTTTTGCGAAACCGCAGATCTACTAACGCCTTTCATCTTTGCTAAATCTGCGAATGAGATGAACATTTGGCGGTTTGTTAAGTCAGATTGATTTTATATTAGTAGACATCGTGAATTTGTTAAGACTTGAGAATTTTGTGCCTAGAAAATAATTGGGTCCT